AACTATTTTTGTGCCTCTTGCTTGAGCACTGCTGCAAGCTGTGGGTCTTGATCTGATATTAGCATTTGTTGAGTCAGGTTGCCCGTTTTCCAAGGGTTTACTTGACCTCCAGAAGCATTTGCTATAGGACTAGGCTTCGCACCCATTCCAGCAGCACTACTAGGCTTAAAATGATGTTCCCAACCACTTCCTGGATTTTTAAGAGTTGAAAGATAAGTATTTAAATCTTGTTCAACACCACCATTAAGAACAACAACTTTACCTTCAGCATTTTTTTGTAACTTGTTTTGTAGTAAAGCTAAAGTTTGTTCAGCATTTATAGCTCCAAGATTACTAATAGCAGCTAATGCTTTTGTTTTGGTAGAAGCTACTTCGTTAGAAGTTTTCATATCTTCTAAGCTTTGTTTTAGAGACATATTTTCTTGTTGTAATCCTTGATTTGTATTATTGGCTTCTTCCCAAAGAGTTTTCCATTGTCCTTGATCCTCTAATTCTTGTTTACGTTCTTGATCTTTTTTCTTATAAACTTCATCAAGTTTATTTTTTGCACCTTTAAACTTTTCTTGTTCCTCTGCAACTTGTTTTGTTAAAGCTGCAATTTTTTCCTCATACTGTGTTTTAACACTAGTTAAATCAGGTGCTTGTGGTTGTGTTGGTTGTGCTGTTTGTGAAGGAGTGTCAGTCACAGACTGTTCAGCATTGGTCACAGACTCAGGCTGAATTACTTTTTCTTCGATTGCCATGGATTAGTCAGATAATGGGCTAGTGGTTTTCTTTTTAGCAACTTTTTTTGTAGTTGTTTTTGGAGTAGTAGTTTTTTGTGCTTTAGCATTTGGGTCTACTACTTCCCATTTGTAAGTTCCGTCAGGTTGCAGAACATGATCAATTGATCCAGCCATAAAAAAGTATGTATTTATATATCATCTTACCAAACTATTCAGTTTTGGCTTCATTCGCTGATGGTAACACTTCTCCCTGTACCAAAATATCTCTAAATTCTTCTCTATCAATAACTTGCTGATCAAATAATGATGTTAATGCTGTAATATCTTGTCCAATTAATCTTTCAATATCAAAATCTCTACTAATTTTTACTTCTGGTGGTTCAATACCTACATATTCAGCAGATAAATTAAAACATTTTTGAAGTTTTTGCTCTAATTCCATAGAAACCATAGCAAGCATAGAATTAGTATCAACTCGATCTAAACGTCTTGCATCAGCAGATTCAGCTACAAACTTTTGTTGACTCAAAGTACTTATTCCCAAAGTAGCCATTTGCATCTGTAATTCCTTTATTTCAGCAGATTGAGCATCAAAAGCACTAGAAGCTGGTTCTACATAATAAACTTTATTTCCTGGCTGAGTTGCCATTGCATAGTTAACAGAAATAGCTAAATCTTTAGTCTGATCATCATATCCTTCCATTACAAGCATTGGTTGAGATGCAACGTGCAAACTATGAATTAAATCTGCCTGTCTTTGAAAATGTGCAATATTTAAATATGCAATATCAAGTAAAGGAGGTTTACTTACTAAATTTTCAGTTTTTCCAGAATAAACAGTAACTAAAGGAATTTCACCAAGAGAAAATTCTCCTGATTCAACTTGTTTATAATCTTTATCTGCTGATCCCATTTCAAAATTTCCTGTCACACTGTTATCAGAGACATCATACATTTCCTCGATTTGTTCTTTTTTACGAAACACTCTGTATCGACCAGGTTCTATTACTCTTATTTGGTCATAAACTTTCTCACCAAAATCACCATCAGGCAATACAGCCTTTTCTGCAATTCGAGCTTGTATAAGATTCCCATAATTAGATTCTCTATCTAACCTCCAACCATATAAATTATTTGGATCAACTTCAATCCAATAAGGTCTACGATTTTGTTGTCTTTCTTCTGCCAAACTTAATGCACCTGATGGAGCAGGATAATCTACAAGAACATGACTTTGACCATAAGTAAGAGAACACATCAATATTCTTCTTGCATATTCATCTAAATCAGAACCACAACCATCAACATCCATTTTGAACATCTCTGTCCAATAAGGATCTCCAATAAGTGAAATAGGTTTTCTTAATACAAGACCTGTAGCTGCTCTTATTAATCTTTGTGTAAAAGGAGAAAAAACAGCACGATTCACTCTTGCAAGATAAGCATCATAATCTTCTCTTGGTTCTAAAGGTAAAAAAGCTTCACTATTTTCTCTAAGATATTCAGTACCTTCAGTAACAGCTTTCATTATTTCCCATCCCTTCATCATATCTAAAACTGCTCTAGTTCTAGTAAAAGGGCTATCTATGCCACCTACAGAGGTAGATGAAACAATATTGGTTCTAATTGGGCCAGGAACAGCATACGTCATTTCAACACCTCCATCGTTTTAATGCTAACGCTTTTCTTGTAGGTCGGCCTTTCTTATCTTTTAATGGCCCAGGCATACCTTTCATTCTTGCACAAAAAGATTTTCTTCTTGCTGCTCTTTTACCAGTAGGATTTTTTTCAGTTACAGGTGCTTGTAAATTACTACCAGTAGCACGATTATATTTAGCTCTTCCTTTCGCAGTCAGTCCTCCCTTTTTAGACTTTTCACCTCTTCCTATAGATAAACTAACTCCTTTTTTTCTTGGCATTATTTTCCTTTTTTCCTCATAGCTATTTTATGTGCTTCCATAAATGTTTTACCCTTTAACATCTCCTCTTTCATTATTGTCATGTGTTTTGCAGTATGAGTACCCTTTTTTTTATGATTTGCTAAAGCAGTTTTTTGCCTAGCTGTAAGTTCTTTCTTTACTTTCATTTTTTCTTCCTCTTTTTCTTCTTACTTTTTAATTTTTTAAAATCAGCAGCAGTGATTTTATCTCTAGGAGGTGCAACAGCAGCCAGTTTTCTTTGTTTTGCAGAATAAGAACCTTTTGGCATGATTTTTCCTAGATAACTCTATGTTACCGCTTTACTTAAAATTTTACACTTATTTCTTTTTGTTTTTTGGCTTAGTTTTCTTTTTCTTACCTTTTTTGACACTTGCGATGTAACCTTGACATCTTGCCATTGCGTGAGATTTAGCCATTTTTAACTCTTTTTGCGTTTTTTACGTCTATGTTGATATGTTATCTTCTTACTGCTTGTTTTTTCACGTTTAAATCTTGCTTTTTCTGCTGCTGACATCTCTCCAACAGTCTTAGGTGTCTTACTTGAGATGCGTTTACTAGGTCTACAAGCTGGATATCCTCTTTTTTCGCCTTTTGAACGGCCACAAGGCTTACCAGTTTTAACATCTACCCAATTTTCAGCAAACCAACGAGTCAAACCACCCTTGGCTCTAGGATTTGGACTACTTCTTGCCACGTTTTTTCTCCACTCGGTAAGTACCACCACGTTTTTTATACTCTCGTACAAGCCACGCATTAGCATAAGCACTTGGATACACCTTAAACTTACGCTTGGCTTCGGCTTTAACTCTAGCGTAAAGAGCTTTATTTACAGGAACATTCACTACGTTTTTTACCTCCTTTCTTTTTCTTCTTCTTTTTCTTAGTCGTAGAATGGTACATAGTAAGAATTAGGTAGTTCTTAGTATATTCTAAACGCAGTTTGACCTAATGTCTCTGGTTTTGCCAAGTTAAATTGTTGCAAACATAAATACCCAAAAGCATCAAAAGCATGGTCAACTCCTAGATTTTTATTAGGTAGACCAGTATTTGGTGCATATGTAAGAGTTCTTAGTGCTTTTATCAATTCTTTACATCTTGGATGTATAAAAGTTCTCTGATCTCCATTTGCATCAAGTAAGGCAGTATTAACAGCAGTTATCTTATCTCTAATTTTCCAGGGAGATTTAGGACTCATAACAGTAAAACCACTACGTCTGAGAATATTATGATCTGTTACTCCAACCCCACTCGTTTTTCTTGCACTACCCGTTGGGTCAGGACAAGCAATAATTCTTCTATCCACCCCGTACCTTCTTGTTACTTCTTCAGCAAAGTCCCATGTGGTAGCACCTCCTGTCAGCATGATCTCATCAAAAACATATAAATTGTTACCATGCTTATATGCACAGATTCCTGCCATAGGGTCAACGTTAAAATCCAAGCCCAACAACAAGGGCATCATATGTAAATCTTGTACTTCCTTATCAATATTCTCATCACTAAAGCTAACAGCAACTAAACCAGTTAAGTTCTCAAAACTAGCCTCAAATTCCTGTCTGAATGTTCTTGCATCTAATTGCGACCTAGCTGCTTCAACTTCTTCTGGTGCTACATTACCCCCCTCAATAGTTGTAAAGCTCCATCTTTTCCAATCATCCCATTCCTGTTCACCACAAAAACACCACATATCATAAAACCAACTGGCAGTGCCATCAGGAGTACTAATAAACAAAGCCCATCCCTGTTTATCAGCTAAAGCTGGTCTTATCACCTCCGCCCATACATCTCGATCCATAAACGCTGCTTCATCCAATACAACCCCTGCTAAACTTCTACCTCTCAATGCCATCGCATTTTCTGTTCCCTTTAACTCAATAGTTGATCCATTAATCAACTCCAATCTTAAATCTGTTTCATTTTTACTCTGAACCCATACCTTCGGAACTAACTTCTTTAACTCTTTCCACGCAATATCCTTTGCCATCCTATAAGTAGGAGCACAATAGAAATATACTTCACCAGGTCGATTGATCGCCCCTCTGAGCAGTTCAATACAGGATAAATATGACTTCCCAAACCTTCTTCCTGCAACCAACACCCGAAATCTTTTATCACAATTAAATACCTCCCCTTGTGCGTACCTTAAACTGATTTCTGGTCTGTTTTTTACCGCCATACACTCAAAAATAACAGAAAATTCAATCTATACCCCCTATTTATAGCCTAATTTCGCTTTTTTAGGTTATTATTCGATTATTAACCCCTCTCAGATTAAGTCCGTGGCTTCTTCTACTTTCCCAAACGATATTACACCGCCTGTCGCTCAAGCGAATAAAACTCGTAGACCTAGATTTGTAGCTCGCTCTACAGCAGAAAAGGTTCAAGAACGTGCTCAACGTCTTTATTCTCGTCAATTAGATGGTAAAACCACTCGTCAACTCGTAATAGAACATTCAAAAATTGAACAAATATCAATAACAACAGCCTGGGAAGATTGGGGTCGTGTAAAACATTGGAATACAGAAGATTGGGATAAAGATAGAGAAAATATGTTACCTCGTCTACAAGCGATGAGAGTACGTCTATTCAACAAAGCCATATCAAAAGGTCAGCTTCAAACAGCAGCACAGATCCTAGATAGCTTAGGCAAAGTAATAGGTGAATCTGTAGAAACAGTAAACATTCAAGCTCCAGAACTTTCAATTAAAGTTGAGTCGAAGTAACGAAGATTTCGAGAATATATTTAAGTAGTGGGTAAGGCACTAAAAAAAATTTAGCATTTGCAATACTGCCCCATTTATTACCTAAGGTATCTGGAAGCGTCTATAATACCATTGTAATATCATTTAGATATGATAGCATCTTAAAAATTTTGGCTTGTCTGAAGCGATTTTGAGAGTAGTAATATTTCTTAACTTAGGTATTGCTTTAATATCAGATTTATGTTATTGTGCTATTAGCTTAAAAAATGGGCTAGTACTATTGCCAATTTTTGAGCTTGAGGATTTCCTAAAATGGTTATCAGGTAAACAGATTTTAAAATTTGTCTATCAGGTAAACACAAAAGGAAATACAAAAAAAGAAACTAGAAAATTCATCCTTCCTTCCTTCCATATGACTAAACAAATTTTAGGCATTGTTTTTATTTCTGGTGGTAGTTCATGGGCTACAGCCGAACTAACAGACAAAGTAACTCTTGAGGTTATCGCTTCAAGAGCCGCAAAGAATACAAAGAGATCATGGAAACATCTTTTTAAATTTCCTAAGGAGTATGTATGTCCAGTTAATTTGTATGATGTCTCAAAAGCTCACGGCTGGAACTGTGAGAGAGTAGGCGAAATTATGCCTAT